CATGGACACAGGTGAATCTATTACAGTAGCGCACATTGTTTCTCAAGGTGCTACAGCTTATTACAATAGTGCTTTTACAATTGATGGATCAAGTGTTACTCCAGAATGGCAAGGCGGAGAAGCCCCCACTGAAGGTAATGCTAGTTCATTAGATACATATACATATACAATTATTAAAACTGCAAGCGCAACGTTCACAGTGTTAGCAGCTCAAACGCAGTTTGCGTAACATAAGGAGATAAGAAAGATGCCTTTAAAATCAACATTCGGAGCAGGATCAGCAAGCGGATTTGGTGCTGGAGGAGCAGGTGAGGCTTTTATCGCAGCAACAGGTGGAACTATAACTGAAAGTGGTGATTACAAAATTCACGCCTTTACAGGTCCCGGAACTTTTTGTGTAAGTGCTTTAGCAGCGGATCCAGCTAATGACATAATTCAATATGTAGTAGTAGCTGGAGGTGGGGGTTCGCCTTGGGGAGGTGGTGGTGCCGGTGGTTACAGAGTTTCAGCGGATGCTAGTCCATTACCTGTTTCAGTTCAAGGTTATCCAGTAATAGTAGGAGCTGGAGGCGGAACAACAGCTTCTGGTGTTACTGGAAATCCTGGTAGTAATTCAGTTTTTAGTTCAATTACATCAACAGGGGGTGGAGCTGGAGCAAGATTTGGAAATCCTGGATTTTCAGGTGGATCTGGTGGATCTGGTGGTGGAGGTGGTGGACAGCTTCCAGGTAGTCCAGGAGCTGGTGGTTCAGGAAATACACCTCCTGTTAGTCCTTCTCAAGGAAATAATGGTGGATCTGGTAGTAGTGATGCAGCAACATATACAAATGGTGGCGGTGGTGGTGGAGCCGGAGGTGGTGGTGTAAGTTCTTCAGGACAAACTCCAACCCCTGGAGGAGTTGGTAAAAATTTACACGTTCCAGAATTTGGAGCAGCACCACAACCTTTTTATCCAGTACCAACAGGTTATTTTTCTGGCGGTGGTGGCGGCGGCGGTGGAGCATATAATGCTGGTGGTTCAGTAGGTGGTAATGGAGGCGGCGGTACAAATCCAGCAGGTGCTGGAACAACTAATTCTGGTGGTGGAGCTTCTCAACAATCTGGTGGTTCAGGAATTGTTTTAATAAGGTATAGGATCGCATAATAACATGGCACATTTTGCAAAAATATCAGAAGAAAATGAAGTACTAACCGTACTTGCTTTAGATGATAAAGATACACAAAACTCTGAGGGTGCTGAAATTGAAAGTATAGGGCAAGCATATTTGCAACAACACAATAACTGGCCCGAAGAACTTTGGATTCAAACATCTTACAATACACTTAATAATACTCACAACAATGGTGGAACTGAATTTAGAGGAAACTACGCAGGTATAGGTTATACTTGGGATGAAGATAATCAAATTTTTTGGCCTAAAAAACCTTATGCATCTTGGGTAAAACATAATGCATCAGCTTCTTGGAAATCACCTATTGGTGATGCTCCAGTATTAACTGCAGAACAAAAATCACAAAATACCGCTAATACTCTTATTTGGTTTTATGTTTGGAATGAAGCTAATACAACTTGGGACTTGACACACATAAACGCATAAATTAAAAATAGTGGTGGTATGGAAAAAAAAGTTTATTTTTTAAGTGGTTTTCCAAGAGCCGGAAATACACTTTTAGCAAAAATTTTAAATCAAAATAAAAATATTGCAGCAACAGGACACTCAAGTCTTCCAGACGTTTTTTTTTATATAGAATCTATTAAAAAAACACATGCTTACAATAATTTTAAAAATGATAAAAGTATAGAAAATATACAAAAAAAATTAGTTTTAAATTTTTATAAAGACTGGAACCAACCTTACATAATAGATAGGGGAGAATGGGGAACTCCTTATAATTATAAAATTATAAAAAATTTTTGTCCCAATGAATTTAAAATTATTTTTTTATTAAGAAATCCTTTAGATATTATTAAATCTTATATTAAATTGTGTAATGATTATCCTAAATTTTACATTAATCAAGAATATAATCAGATAAATAAAAATAATTTACACAGAACCGAACTAGAAGAAAAAATAGAATTAATAACTAACAAGGGAACTTTATTTGATGTATCTTGTATGGCATACAATTTTATAAAAAATAAAAAAAACGTTTGTTTTATAAGATATGAAAATTTAATAAAAGACCCTAAACAAACTTTAGATAATATATACAATTTTTTAGATATACCTAAATTTAAACATACCTTTAATATTAAAGATCAATTTTTAGTTAACAATATTTCATATAATGATGATGTAATAGGGGCTCCAATGCATACCCTACATACAGGTAAATTAAAAAATTTTAACTATCCCAATATAAAACTTCCAAAATACATAGTTGAAAAATATAAAAATATAATATAAAAGTACCATAGGTATGCAAAAAAAAGTATTAACAGAACAGTCAATTTATTTTGGAGATATTTCAATGCCGAAACATTGGGAAATAGATACAACTGAACTATCTCATCATATTTTACATTCTAATTTAACTAATAAAGAATTACAATTTTCTAGAACTTATGATAAGTTAAATACTTATATAAGAGACTTTATTGGTGTTGAACACGGTGTTAATTTAGTTAACAAAGAAACGTGGGGAAATATTTATAAACCCAATGAGACAACAATTCCTTTATTAAATATTGATCCGGTGGATCTACGAAACTCTCCAGACTTTACATTATTATATGGCGTTAAAGTTAAAGATTGTAATATTAAAATTTATTATGATGATAATAGACGTAAGGGAAGAAGTTGGGATATAGAACTTAAAAATAATATGTTTATTATGTTTCCATCAACGAATATGTATTACATCACAAATAATCAAAAGGATAGTTTGAATTTTGTACAGACTATTACCTATGAATATATATAAAAATTTTATAAATAAAAAAAATTCTAATAAAATTGAAGAGGAATTTTTAAAGCCTTATTTTCCTTGGTATTACAATAAACATCAAACTAACAAAGATACATCTTATATGTTTCATTTATTTTTTCAAAATAAAAAAATAAACTCTAACCATTTTTATTTAATAGAACCTATTTTAAAAAAATTAAATATTAAAAATCTTATAAATGTAAGAGCAAATCTTTGTTTAAAAAGACCTACAAAATGTAATTGGCATGTTGATCGTTCTACAAAAAAATTAAATCATAAAACTGCTATATACTATGTAAATAACAACAATGGCTACACCCTTTTTAAAAATAAAAAAGTGAAAAGTGAAAAAAATAAAATAGTTATATTTAACGGAGATACCCTTCATAAAGTTGGGTATCAAACAGATAAAGATACAAGGATAGTAATAAATTTTAATTATGAACCTGACTAATTATTATTGGCATTTTAAATCAGCCATACCTCCAAAAATCTGTGACGACATTATAAAGTATGGATTAACACAAGCAGAAACTATGGCACGAACAGGTGGCTATGGTAATAAAGAATTAACTAAAGATCAAATTAAAAATATACAAAGAAAAAGAAAATCAGATTTAGTTTGGTTAAATGATGCTTGGATTTATAAAGAATTACACCCTTACATACACGTAGCTAATAAAAATGCAGGTTGGAATTTTGAATGGGATAGATCTGAATCTTGTCAGTTTACAAAATATAAACTTAATCAATTTTATGATTGGCACTGTGATTCCTGGGACAAAGTATATAAAAAAGAAGGTCCTGATAATGGTAAAATTAGAAAGCTATCTATGACTTGTCAATTAACCGATAGTTCAGAATATGAAGGGGGAGAACTAGAATTTGATTTTAGAAACTACGATCCACATATGCGAGAAGAAACCAAGCATTTGAAACAAGCAAAAGAGATACTTCCTAAAGGAAGTATTATTGTGTTTCCATCATTTGTATGGCATAGAGTCAAACCTGTAACGAAAGGAACGAGATATTCATTGGTGATGTGGAACCTAGGATATCCATTTAAATAATATGTTTATAAATAATTACTTTAACACAACTATTTGGTCTGAACAAAAACCAGAATTTATAAAATCTTTAACTAAAGCATCTA